AAAAAAGTTACAGGTTTAAGTTTTTTTTGTGTTTTATGTTTTGTATTTTTTTTGTGTTTTTGTTTATTCCAGGAAATTACAGTTTGTAGTAAACTGCAAGAACTTGATGTAGGCCTCTGGGTATCGGTCCCAGTTGTGCCAGTAGCACTCCCAATCATCTTGCCACTTTCCACTAACCTCTCGGTCTTCCTCCCAAGATACTTGGCAAATTGTCTTTTTCCCCTCATTGTTAACCAGTTTTGTTTTGTTTACTGGTGATTGACGACCGTGAACGATGTGAATGATTCGGTTGTCGTCCAACCACATAAATGGTCCTCGTTGTTTACCACCCTTGAGAATATATGGACTTCCGTTTTTCAGGACTGTACTGATATGGTTCCATCCTGAACCATTGCGGTGTGTGCCATCAGCGAATTGGTAGACATCACCATACTTGTCAGCAGGCAGTGCTTTCTTGTTATCGAAACTTCTGTAGGTAGACATGTTGTTTTGTTGCTGTGTTGATTGTTTGTTTATTTGTTTGTTAGATTTCTTTGGTTGATTCTATATGAGTGCTTGTTATTTGTTTGATTGTTTGTTGTTACTTTTCATATAATAAAAAGAGATATATCAATTTTATTTTAGATAATAAAAGTCTTATTTAGTGGACATCAATACATATTGTTTGGCACCTCTTGTTTTGCTATCCTTTATATATTTTTTAAAACGTGTAAATGGTGCTTTATCAAAGGACAAAGGGTGATAATTATACTTTTTATCAAGTTGTCTCTTCTTCCATTTATTTTTGCTTGGATCTCTAATAAATTTATAACCATTAATGCAGTAAACATATTTATTTTTTTTTAATATTTTTGGTAACTGTTCTAAAACATGTTCATCATCCCAGTGCTGAATAACATCCTTAATTATAACCAAATCATATCCAATTGGCACTTCTTGTGAAATATCACCTTGTATAAATTTAATATTTTTAGATTTTTTATATTTTTTATTATGATTTTTAATTAAAAAATCAACAACATCTATTCCTGTATATTTTTCATCCTTGTTAAATTTAAAATGTTTCATTATTTCCCAATCACCACAACCTAAATCCACAATAGATTTAATATTATATTTATCTATAATTGTTCTTAGTTCATTTAAGAACCATTTATTATTAATTGAAAAATTAGATCCAGTTCCAGAAGACCCCCAAATATTTTTTTCATAGATATGAGTGAATTTTTCTTTCATTGTTTTTTTTTTTGTAGTTTTCCTATTTAGTTTTTTTGATTTCCCTCCCACAACATATTTCTGAACCTTTTTGCTATTATATTGTCTCATTTAATATATAGAAATATAAAAATTGTTATTAGTGGAAATTTTATTTTTACAATAAGACCCCAATAAAGTATTACTAAATTATTAATAAATTATATTAAAGAAATTAAACTATTTTTTATATGGAAAATTTATCATCAAAGCAAAATTTGTTGATGACAAATTTATATAAATTTTATGAAAAAACAGACAATATTGATGTTATTCTACCTATTTTAAAAGGAGAAGAAACGATTTCACTTAGAATAATTGATTGGTTTGTAACTAATTATTCAAAAAAACACAACATTATTTATACCGTAGAGAAAACAAAAAACGGAAAAGTAATTAATGATAATTTTAGTGTGCATCTAAACTATAAAAATCAGTTAAGAGCTTATTCTAAAAAACAATTTGACCCTTTCTGTAGAAGAGAACGCATCCATTTCTATTACAACACCGAAAATTATTTGGTTACCACTGTAGGACAACTAAACTTTTTTAAGTGGATTATTGAAAACAAAATTATAACGTACATGCAAGAAAATATTGATAAAATCGAAACAGATATGACAGAGAATATTAATAAACACTATAAAAGTAAAAAAATAGATAAGCGAAGGAAACGAAAAGAACTATCAGTTTCAGCAACAAAAACACTCAATAAACACAAATTAAATATTGTTTTGGATTTTGACTAATTAATATGTTGTAATATTACAATGAATAATAATATTTTAGTAATAGTCATTTTTATATTGATGTTGTTAATACTAATTAACAAAGAAAGACTTCGGTTAAATTTCACTATAAATACTGATACTGGGATAACAATTTCCAGTAAGGATAACGAAGACTACACACTTATTAAGTCACATCCGGATGATTTTTCTGATACAGAAACGGTCGACACTGATATAGATGAACGCGATATCCCGACTGTTAGACAAAGACCAGACACACTTGACAAATATTCCAAACTACTTACATCTTTTTCTACTGGTGAGAACACAGAGAGTGGTGTGGGGAAACCGATGGATTTGGATTCACTTAATAGATTAGTAAATAATAGTTGTATTAACGTACATTCTAGTCAGCATGAAACGGATTTTACTAAAAATAGCCCTTCTTTTAATAGGTGGGATCACGCCGAAGAAAAGGGTAAAGAGGATATTTTAGGCAAATCTAGTGCATCGGGATTTGGTGGTAAAACAGATAGAGCAAATAGAAGATTAAATAAAACCATCGAATATGTTTATGATTTTCAGGAATATGTCCCAGACACACTAGTAAGGGATGACCGTTATGAACCACATCTTGTTCCTGGATTACTAAAGGGTTCAGACTATAGTTTATTATAGATTTTTTTTGATTATTATACTTTTAAAATTGAATAGAAATATAATAATTATTATTTAACAAAACAACTTTGTATAACTATAATATGGGGTTTTCAAAACAAAAGCTGTTATCGGATCCAGAAAAATATAGCAATGATATTTCGGTTAGCGAACTATTGAATTTTATAAAGTTATGTATAGAAAAATACGAAGAAGATGTACCTATTATTAGCGATACAGTATATGATATTATTTATGATGTTCTAAAAAAAAGAGATCCTTCTAATAGTATTTTAACCAAGGTAGGATTTATTGGTTCAACCGATAACAAGGTAGATATTCCCTATTATATGGGTAGCATGGATAAAATCAAAACTAAGGATGAAATTATGAACTGGGTAAAAAAACACAAGGGTCCCTATATTGTTAGTGGAAAACTAGATGGCGCATCAGCACTATTAGAACAGAAGAATGGGAAACAAATTCTATATTCTAGAGGTGATGGCCATCGTGGTAAAGATATTAGTCATTTGATTCCATTCTTGAATATCCCATCTATTACTATGGATTTCTGTGTTAGAGGCGAACTGATTGTATCTAAATCAAGTTTTAAAGACAAAATAGAATTTACAACACCAAGAAGTATGGTAAATGGTATGGTAAATAAAAAGAATATTACAGACGGGAATGATATAGACTTTGTATTGTTTGAATTCGTTTACTATGATAAACATAAGAATATTCTACCGGAAAAGCAATTCCAATTGTCAACAACCCTTGGATTTAAAACAACAATTAACAAAAAAATTACTAACAGTCAGTTGGTTAATATGGGACAAAGTAATGCAATCGATTCGAGTTTTATTTTAGGATTACTATTAGAATATAGACAGAATTATGATTATGATATAGATGGATTGATTATTACTAATAACAAAAAGTATACAACTATTAATGATGGAAATCCAGAATATAGTATTGCTTTTAAATCAAACGGAGTAGGTAAGATAACAAAGGTAAAAAATATAGAATGGAATGTATCTAAACACCGCTATCTTATACCAAGAATACAGATTAATCCTATTGTGATTGATGGGACCGTAATTAACTATACAACCGGATTTAATGCTAAATTCATAAAAGATAATTCTATTGGGATTGGTAGTGAAATCCGGGTAGTGCGTAGTGGGGAAGTCATTCCATATATTATCGAAATTATTAGTAAAACAAAACCATGTTTTCCAGATAAAAACTACACCTGGATTGAGTCTGGTGTAAATATTATAGAAACCGATATAGGTGTAGAACTAAAGATTAAACAGATTACAAATTTCTTCAGGACTATTGGATTTAAAAATATTTCGGAAGGAATTATTACAAGATTAATCGAGAATGGGTTTGATAGTATTAAAAAGATACTTCTGATAAAAGAAGAGGAAATGCTAGAACTTGATGGATTTCAAAAGATTTTGGCGTCAAAGCTATATACGAATATTCATAGTATAATAGATAAGCCGATTAGTATTGTTAAACTTATGGTTGCAAGTTTATCATTTGGAAGGGGATTTGGTCCCAAAAAAATAGAAAAGATAATAGATAGTTTCCCAGATATTCTTGAAAGTAATGTTACAGTTGATATGATTAATTCGGTAGAAGGATTTAGTGAAAAAACTTCAAAACAATTTATTAATAGTTTAGTTGATTTTAAAGAATTTATGGAAGAACATAGTTTTCTTAAAATAGATATACCAAAAAAAACAACAAATGGAAGTCTATTTTCTGGAAAAAAGGTTGTTATGACTGGGTTTAGGAATAGTGAAATTATTAAATATATAGAAGTGAACGGTGGAACTATAACCAATACAATTTCTAAAAATACAAATCTGCTTTTGATAAAAGATAAGGATAGTAAAGGCAGTAAAAGACAGGCGGCGGAACTACTCGGGATTCCTATTATGACACAAAGCAAATTTATAGAGAAATATAATATAAATATTTAAGGTTAATAATTTATTCTATTTAAATGGATCTTGAAGAACAAAAACACATGCTTAACCAATTCCGGCAACTTATCGAAATTTCCCAGAGGCGCGGTGTCTGGATGGCAAATGAGATGGAACACATCGGGAGTACCTATAATAATGTAGAATCAATTCTAAGCGGTATTGAAGCCTTTGAAGAAGGCGAACGTCAAAAACAAAAAAAATCAGAAAAACCTAAAGAAAAAGTTAAAGATAATAAGTCTCCTAAACTTAAAATAGTAAAAAAAAAGGAAGAAACTAATACATCCCAAATGCAAAATAAAAATTGATTAATTTTTTTGTAATGTGTATGATTACCAAAGCGACTTAAACAGTAAACACCAAAGAGAACAACATGGGCCAGACAGTATCATCCTACACGCCTCTATTCAACCCGGTGGCCACCAGGTGTATTTGTATAAAGGGCGAGGGAGCCTTGAACCAAGAGTTGCTAAGCCAGCACATTAAAGATTGTAGATGGGGAGAAGTCCTAAAAACAAATATATATTATGAGAAAACGAAATACGGTGTGAACTTTACAGCAATCGTAGTCATAGATGAAACATCACGTACAACCGATACTCTTGAAGTATTTCTAGATAAACAAAAGGATACAATCCGAGTATACTATTACTATGATACATGGTGGTGGGTTAGTAAATATGTTTCGGAAGACCAAATCAAGGAACCAATGCCAATTAGAACGAATACAGTATATGAGAAACGTGAGAGAGAATGTATGCGTGATAACATGGAGGGGTGTGCAAAGCGTCAGGGAACACCGGTTGAATGGACTCGAGTTATAGGGTGTTGTATGAATTATTAAACAGAATATAAATTTAAATTAGACTAGTTTTTTTTTGTATCTTCAATAGAATCTACAGAAGAACTGGTAGAAGAACCAGAAAGAACCTTTACTTTATCGCATATATAGTTAAGTGGATTTTTTACATTCTCATATGTTTTTTCAATAAAATCAATATGGCTAGACATTTTTTTACAGTCTTCAGTATTTTTTTCAAGTATCTCTAATATTCTATCAAGTTTGTATTCTAATAAATCAATTCGGTCGTCTATATCCATATGTTATTATTATTAAAAAAAAATAGGTTTACAAC